CGTATTCGGTCCCCGCCTCGTCTTTCGATACCGCCTTCCACGTGCCGATTTTCGGTGGATTGCCCCGCACCTTGACCAGCATCCCAACCGGCAGCAGGCTATTTACTGCCTGTACCAGCTGCGGGATTGCCGTATCCGGCTTTTTCCGGTCAATATTTAAAGTCGCCATATTCCTTCCCCCTGTTTCTTCTTGCTGTAATTTCCAACCGTGTAGAGTTTCACAATTTCGTACACCGAAAAGCCCTCATTCTGCCCATTGTTTCTCAGGATGATCTGCAGCCGTTTGTATTTCTTTTTCTTCTTGTTAATGTAAAAATCCTTCGGCGCCATATTGGATGTAAAGGGAAAGCGTGCAAAATTCAGCTTGCTCCAATAGAATCGGTCCGCATACTGCCTTCCTAAAAAGACCTCGTTTTGTCCGTCCGCGCAGATATATAAATCCACGGAAGCCATAAGCCCCGGCTGAATGGTCACCAGACTCCCCTTTTTCTGCAGGGTCTTAAACAGCTGGGTGGCTCCGTCATTGTCAATGGGCGTACTCCACTCTGCGAAAATCGGCTCTCCGTTGTCGTTGTAGGCATCCTCCTCGGCTTCAGTTTTGAAGCGGCACAGGCTGCCGTCCGCCGTTCCAAACCAGAGACAGTTTTCATGTTCGATCATGCAGGAGGCCGGTACATTCTCCCAGTAGTAGCACTCATAGAGATAATTCGTCCACTCCGTCTGCCAGGCGGTTTTCTGCCGGCTGTCTAATAGATAACAATGGGAGTTGATACAGACAATGTAAAACCCATCCCAGGTAGCTGCTACCGCCTGTTCCAGGTCGGTCTCCTCCAAAAGCTTCTTATTGATAAAAAAGCTGCGGTTCTTGATGGCACGCTCTACATCCGTGGTACTGGTGGAAGCAACCCCGCAAACGCCCTCCTTGGACAGAAACAGCGGTTCATCCCCCAGGGTGGAAAAGCACCGGCCGGATACTGCGCCAATGCCGGATACGGACTGCTTGGTGGCATAGGTGGTTTCGCTGTCAAAGGTGGTGGGATAAGCCAGATAAATAGTGGCATCCGTTGCCGCGCCTTCCTTGACCATGCCCAGGTATTCGCCGATTTTGCAAAGGCCCATAACCTTGGTGTCGTTGCTGCCTGCCAACAAATAATTGGTGTCCGGCCAGTAGGTGGGATCGCCCGCTTTGCTGTACCAGACGTAAGAGGAAAAGTCCGAATCCGCGCAGCCGGATAAAAAGATGCTGTCAATGACTCCATTTCCAAAGACCGACAGGCATTTGCATTTGAAAAAGTTCTTCACATTCTCCGGCTTGGAGTTGATTTCATAGGTGATTTCCACGTTGTCTTCCGTAGCCGGAACCGGCACCTGAGGCGAGGAAAAAGTCACCGACTGGGTCTCATAGTTTATCGTATAGCCGCTGGTCAGGGCGTTCCACACCCCGTTTGTTTTTGCCCGTATGGATACGCTATTCTGCTTCATGGGAAAGGACGTGTAATAGGTGGTTGCCGTGCTGTCCCCGATGTAGGTTTCCTTTACCTTGCGGGTCAGGAGATTCACGCCGTCCAGTATGGTACTGCTGCCCTTTGGTGCATCCCAGATGCGAATATGGGGCACATAGGCGCTGACCGGGCTGACGGAAAAGAGCCCTTCTCCCAGGGATTTGTAGGCCCACAGCTGTTCGGATCCGAAAAAGTAAAATCCCGCATCCCCGTTTGCGGACTGAAAGAAAAAGCCCCGGTAGGGTTCCTCTACCACATCGCTTAAATCCGTCAGAAGGGACAGCGCTCCATCCCGCTTTACGAAAACCGCCACATTGGTAAAAATCACAAGGTGCCGCTTTCCGCCCAGCTCAAAGGAATACAGATTTTTCAGCTCAATATCCTCTTCCGTCTCATAGACTTCTTTAAAATCCAGCTCACTGAATTCCGCTTTCCAGCCCGTGCGCTTCTTGGGATTGCCCCCTTTGTCGGAAATCATATTCACGGCAGAGGGGGAACGCTTGCGGTAGACGATGGCCGGGTCATTGGAAAAGTCCACACCCTTTAGATCGCCGTAGATGGTGGTATGTACTTTTGGTGCTGTGGGAAGGGTCAGCTGTGCCATTTAAAAGCCTCCTATGATTCTTGCCCGTACTTTCTTGGTTTCCGTCTCCGCAAGGACTTCCGATTTGAATAAGTCGTACATATTGTAATATTGCGTTGCCTTTCGTTCATCATCATCCAGCCAGACAAAATAGGCAGTCAGAAGAGGCAGTGCTGGGTCCATGCGTGGGTCAACGTCCAGCGGCGTATCCTCCGTTGTTGCATAGGTGATGCGTGCGGGAAGTTTTTTGTAAAACACGGAGAATTCCCCGCTTTCTCCTGCATCCATCACCAGCACGCTGCCCAGTTCCACTTCAAAGTTATTAAAGGCTTCATAGACTCCTGCTCCGCCTGTCCGCACCGGCGTATCGGTTAAGGATAAAAAGGTGCGCTTTCCATCGGATTTTGTCAGCTCCACCAGATCATACCGCTTCAGCCCGGTCTCAGTCCCGTCCTGTGTAAAGTCGTACCGCGCGGTTACGGGAATGGTGCTGTTAATCATCTGTATGGCACGGTTTGCAGCTGAAATCAGAATGTCCTTGTATTCTTCCAGGGATTCGTTTTCTTCAAAGCCTAAATCCCGGACTTCGGTTTTTAATTCTCCAAACTTCATAAGCCCTCCTGTAAAAGGGGCGCATGCAGCGCCCCGCTCTCTATACTCTGGTTTCCACGACTGCAATGCTGCAGGCGGCGCTTGGGGTCAGAATCACCTTGCCTGCGTTCTCACCCCGCAGGTTTTTGAACCGGCCCGAATCAATGGAAAAGGCCAGATATTTGTCCTTTTCCAGAGCAATCACCGCATCGTTGACCGCCTGCAGGCTGTCTCCTGCCTTGATGGTCAGGTTGCAGGCTGCCGCTGCGGTTGCCAGAATGGTGGTCTGGGTGTCCTTTCCATCCCATTCCACCGCAATGGTGTCGTTTGCTGCTGCCGCAGTGAAGGTGAATCCTTCACTGGGCGTATTGGGCTCTAATGTCTTTACAATGGTTACAGGTACGTTTGCCATATGTTCTTACCTCCTTACGCATATTTGACTGCCAGAGTGATGGTTTCTTTCGGACGTACATACTTACCGCCATATACGACAAATCCCTTGACCGCATCTTCAAAGGTTTTTTCCGGCCGGTAAGCCTCGGACTGTGTCACCTGATTGACAAAGGCAAGGGAGCGCTTGGTCCGCAGCATGATATACTCGTAGGTATCGTCCTTATATACATTGTTGGACATTTTGATGGTGACACTGTGGTAGCGCCCCACCCTGCCATTTTTCAGCATTTCGCTGTTGTCCGTATCCAGTTTTTCATAGGCCTTTCTGAGGATTTCGATAAACAGAGGCGTACCGGTCAGAATCAGCTCCGTATCCAGCGGAACATCGTTTTCATAAAGCCTGGTTACGCACGTATTGATCAGATCCAGCACCGTATCGGCCGTGGTTGCGGTGTTCGGCTTTTCCTGTGCGATATTCTTGTCAATGGCAAATTTCGCAAGATACTGGTCCATTTCGTTGGCCACCACCTTTGAGGATTCCGACATATATACATCCTTGACGGTTCCCTCTGCCTGCCGCTTGTCCAGATCATCCACCGCAAAGTGGTAGTCTGTGACCATATTCAGAGGCATGGTGATAGACGTACCGCTAATTTTCTCCGGATCGTCCAGCTTGTGCAGCTTACCGTCACTGAACGTCCGAATACTCGGCTTTCCCGGTGTCAGGATTTTGACCGAGTCCCCCACATGTTTCACAAGTCCCTCGTATTTGGTGTTGCAGTCTTCTTTAAAGACCAGGTTCCGGTCAAGCTCACTTTCAAACTGCTTGGCCCAGACTAAGGGAATAAAATTTTTAATACTCATACTTGCTCCTTTCTTAGCTCCATTTCTTCATGGACTGTTCAATCTTTGGTAAATTCTTCTCCACCTCTTCGGCAGTCATGGCCTCCACCTCTTCCTTGGTGTAAAAGTCTTTTTGCACGCTGGATTCATTTAGCTTGCCGATTTCTGCCGGCGGGGTAGGCGTGGTTTTCTGCGCGATGTATTTGGATGCGTGGTAGGCCTCGGTTGCGCTCATGCCGGCCGAAATGCACTGAAAATACGCATCCCCCAGATCCGCCAGGTTTTTGACCGATGGGTCTGCCTTCTGGACTTCTAAGAGATCCGCCTCCATTGACTTCTCAAGCCGCAGGCGCTCTACCTCTTCCTTTAAGGCCTTATGCTCCGATTCCAGCTGTTCACTTTCCAGTTCTTCCTTCACGGCGGCAAGAAGTTCCTCCGGCTCCATGCCAATGGCCTGTGAAACCACATCCAGCGCCGGATCCTCTCCGTCTGAGGCTCTTCCCAGCAGTGCGTTTTGCCGCCGCAGCTGTTCCTCAAATTCAGAGGCCTTTTTCTCCGCCTCCTCTTTGGCGGCTTTCAGCTCTTCCAAAACCGGATCGGGCTGCTCTGGCTGCTCCGGCTCCGGTGGCTGCTGTTCTTCGGGTTGCTCTGCGGCTTCTTCCTGCCCTTCCGGCCACGTGGATTCTTCCGGCTCTTCCGTTACCGTCTGTTCTTCTGTGATTTCCATGATTTCGTCTTCCATTTGCCTCTCCTTTCCTTATTCCTCTTTGGTTTGAATCGTTTATTTGGTTGTTTCGCCAGTCGGCTTAAAGGCCGTTCCCCGCTCACTGCACTGCGGGTTGATACAAGCATAGTAAAAGTCTTTGGTGTCACCGTGTTCCATAACGTGGTCCAGTAATACCTCACTCCTGCATTTCGGGCAAAGCATCTTGCATTCCTCCTTCCAACTGCATTTGCTGGCTCATAGCCTGCTCCGCAAGGGTCTGCTGCTGTATGGCTGCCTTGCGAAGCTCTAGGACTTTCTTTAACTTGGCTTTTGGCACCGGGCCGTTTTCCGGCACCAGCTCCACGTATTCTTCAAAGGTAATCTGCTGTTTATCCAGCAGACTATCGGCTGCCTGCTGCTCGGCTGACTTACTCCAGGGGTTGTCCTGACTCACATCCACCCGGATTTCCGGGGCCATCTGCTCCATGTCCTCCTTGGAGATCGTCAGGGGCACGCTTACGCCGTCTACTTCCCTTGTTACCGTCATGCCTGCCGGGTGGTAGGTAAACCAGATTTCCGGCCACAGCCGGGCAAAATCCTCGGTCAGCTTCTTGACTTTTGCCACCTGCTCATTCATGCTCCGGGTGGACTGGTCGTTAATGGCAATGACAGCTGAAGCTGCAACTCTGGTCGGATCGTCAATGTTTCCCAGAGCCGTGTCTGATGCTCCCACAAGCTCTCTGGTCTGGGTCATTAAATCATTGACAAAGACCCTTGCATCGCTGGACATGGCCATCGGCGACAGGTAGGAAATCATCTGATTAATGGACTGAGCGTTGTTTCCCGTTACCTCAATGGCAGCGCCTACCTTATCCAGATCCTCCGGATTCAGCACCGACTCTCTGGCATAGGCAAGCCGCGGGAAGGCCGACATTTTTACGCTCATGCTGATACGGGCCAGGCTTTTGTTGACTTCAATCTGATTGGGAATCAGCTGCCGCACTTCTCCCTGTCCTCTGGCATTGTTGGGGGTATCCTCCCAGACAAAGCGGACAATGGGGTACAGGCGCATGCCCCGCACCATCTGACCGTTTAATTCGCTGCAAATGGGGCCAAGGGGCTGATACACACAGGTTTTGGTCGATTTTGCCACATAGACCACGCCGTCTTTCTTTTCCAGATAGAGTAGCGACGTGGTTTTTCCCTCGTCTCCTTTATGCTCCACATCCTCCCGGTTGTGGATTAAGTAGTCCGTATCTTCATCGGGCCGTATGGTTTCGATTTCATCCTCTGGAATCCCATTTTGCCGGGCAAGCTCCTTGATTTTGCTGACGGAAAGCCGCTCCCGAATGATGAGAAAGGGCTGCTCCTGAATATCCGTCTTCTGTTCATCCGCAAGCAGCACCGACATATTGGACAAAATCTGCATGTCCCGTACATCGGCAGTGCCAAAGAAGGCGTAGGAATCTCCTGCAATGGCTCCATCCTTGACCATGTTCCACACATTGGTATCCATTTCCGCCTTTTCCCAGCAGGCCGAAAAAATCTGACTTAACGTCTTGTACACCTCCGCCAGATCGTCTTTTCCCATTGTGTCCGAATAGTTGACCACCGTATTGTTCTGGCAGACCGTGGAAACCTTGTGTTTGACAATGGGCTTGATGAAATTCATGGTGGGAAGCTCTTCCCCACCCGACTCTAAGCCGTTCCACTGGTCGCCTAAATAGAAATTCCAGTATTTATTGGTGCTTGTGACCAGACTTTTTCGCAGCAAATAGTCCTTGCAGCGCTCATATTTTCTCCAAATTTCGTTGCCTATCATCCGATTTTCCTCTGATTGCTCCCGTCTCCGCTGTAATTTTCAACATTCTCAAAAAGCTGACGCATTTTATTCAGTTCCGAGTCTTCCTGCCGCTTGTTCCGGGGCAAATTGGGCGTAAGACTCCGCTCTGCTGCTGCCTGCGGGTCTGTTCCAAAGCGCACGCCCCAGCGAAAGGACAGAAAACACAGCGCCACACTGGCTGCCGCTTCTGCCATTGTACTTCCTTTTTCAGATAACATGAATCACATCTCCTTTCCCAGTTCCTACTCGTTTTGGTTTCCTCACAAAATCCCAGTCTCCCTTTGGTTTTGGCGGGATTTTTCCGCCTGTATGGGTGAAAATCAGCCTTGCGAGGGCCTGACTCATCGCGTCCACCATGTCGTCATGCTTCCCGTTTGGAAAGCTGGCGCATTGGTCGATGAAGGCTCCCGTAAAGGCCCGATCCCTGGGCAGATACACATTTCCCGCCTCAATGGCCGGTGATACGGCGCTGACACGGGCTTCTTTTCCTCCGTTTGGCAGTACTGCAATGACACCGGCTATTTCAGCATGCAGCATCTGGATAATCGCCGAGCCATTGGCCTTATCCTCAATGAGAATTGCCCCTGTCTGCGGATACATGGCCTTCATGCCGATGATAGCCCGCATGGTATCCGAAAAGCTCAGGTGTTCGTTGATCACATCCACCAGGTACATATTCGCCCCCTTCTTTCCCCAGGCTTCGATGGCCACATAGTCGTTGTGCTCCTGGTCCTTAAAGGTCGCGTCCACACTTAGAATCATGGTGTCAAAGAGAAGGTTCCGCTCCGCATAGTCCCGGTAGTCGTAATACTGCCACCATTCCCGCTTGAGAAGGTTTCCTTCTGCGGAAGTAGGCCGCCCCTGATACAGGGCATTCCAGCTTCTTACCCCCTGCTCCGTGGTGAAAGTGGTTTTAAAGTCCGAAAGCCAAGCATTCCCTTTCCCAATTTCCGGGCAAAGCGCCTCCCCTGCTTCCCGGCCCAGAAGATCGTTTTCTTCCGCTTCACAGGGAAGATTCAGCAGAGTAGTACGGTCTGCATACTCCGACAGAATCCGGCCTGCCAAATCATCCTCGTGCCAGCGGGTCAGCGTTATCAGGATGGAGCCCTCTCGCTCCTGCCGGGTGTAGAGCGTGGATGTGTACCACTCCCACAGCTTTTCACGGTAGGTGCTGCTGTTGGCTTCTTCGCGGTTCTTGATGGGGTCATCAATGATGATGTAATCGCCGCCCATGCCTGTAATGCCGCCGCCGACACCTGCGCCCCTGTAACTGCCCCTGTGTCCCACAATCTCGAAGATGTCCGAGTTGCGCAGGGCGTGTCCCGTCACTGTGCGGATGTTCTTCCCGAATAATCGGGATTCGGGGAACAGTTCGATGTAGGGCTTGCTGTCCATGATCCTCTGCACATCTCGGTTCATCCTCTGCGCCAAGTCTGCCGAGTAGGATGTGCTGATTATGTTTGCGTCCGGGTTTCGCCCGAAGATGAATGCCGGAAGTTTGCGGCTCACCAGTTAGCTCTTTCCGTGGCGGGGGGGGGAGGAATGCAATAAAACACGCACCCTCAT